GTATTATACTTTCCTAAGTAATCATGTGTATTGATATCATATATGTCTTCATCTTCTCCCCTTAGATACCTTCTTCCATTTATCTCTATCCCCTTCACTTCTTTCTCTATACTTTCCACGACCTTCCCCCTTTAAAATTAAAATACTTATTGCAAAATTAAAATAGTATATTAAATTTATATTTTCTCTCTCTTTTTTATTAATGAATAAGACAAATAAAATTAAATATTCTTTGGATAAAGATTTAATTCAAAAAACATTCTATGATAAATTTAAAAATAATATAATAAAAACTATTAATTCTGATGATCCTAATATTAATTGGATCGTAGACTTATACAAAGAAATAAAAAACAAAATGATATCTTTATTAAAGGTGAACTCTGAACTCTATAATGAAATTGATGAATATATGGATACTTGCCTTTTTAAACAAATGATTACTCACAAAGCACATACGTCTGATGATATTGTAAAATTAATATATTATGTTTTTCATATCTGTAAAAAATTAGGTTCACCATCACAAGATAAAGTAATAGACAAAAAACTAGATGAAATCAAATCATTATTACAAAAAGAAAATATAGATATTGGAAATATAGTAGCTACATTTATAATATATGCAAATGAATCATTAGATAAAATATACGAACAATTACATTTGTTTTTAAATAATATACCAGTATCCAAGGAACAATAAATATTTTTTTCTATTGTTAATGTAATAATGGGAATATTTAATAGACATCGTTGTGCAATATGTTCATCAAAAAATAAAAAAGGAAGAAAAACAATATGTGAAGAATGTCTCTTTGTTCTTGATTTTGTTGTCAAATATGGAAGAGAAAACCTTAGAAGTATTATTAATAATGTTATTAATAAATCATTAAATGCTTCTAATCAAAATATTTCTAATCAAAATATTTCTAATCAAAATACTTCATCTCCTTCTTTAAAACGTACGGACAGTATTCATAGTATTAATATACATACAAATCCAAATAGTTCCAATTGTGGTCGTTCGTGCAAAGAAGCTACTTGTTCTTGCCACAATAGAGAATCTTTTATAGCAATGGCGCCTCCATACAACTAAATAAAATATTTATTTATTTTAGTAAAATGAATAAATATTTTATAATTAAAACTTTAGGAAAAGGATCATTCGGTTCCGTTCTTAAAGTTAAATATAATGAAAATTACTATGCTATGAAAAAAATTATGCTATTTAAAAATAATTATAATAAAATAATAACGGAAATAAGTATTTTAAATTATAGCAAATGCCGATATATTAATAAATTATTTGACTTTTTTATTGAAGACAATTATATATATATAATAACTAATTTGTGTAATCAATACGATTTATATCAATATATTTTATACCACAAAAAAAATAATATTATTATTGCTGAAAAACAGATTTGGATATTCTTTATTCAGATATGTTACGGTATAAGATATTTACATAATAACAATATTATTCACCGAGATTTAAAAACCGCAAATATATTTATACATAATAACAATATTCAAATTGGTGATTTTGGTATTTCAAAAAAGCTTCATCTTACGAATGACTTTACTAAAACTGTTATCGGTACGCCTTATTATCTTTCACCAGAACTAATTAATAATATACAATATAATAAAAAAGTAGACATATGGGCTTTAGGATGTATTCTCTATGAAATGATATTTCTTACACATGCATTTGGATATAATAATTTAAAAGACGTTATTGTAATGATAAATGAAGCAAAATATATAAAAAAATATATTACACTTAATTATTCTATTGAAATATATAATATTATAGATTTACTCATTTGTAAACATCCAAAGGATAGATTATCTATTTATGAAATTATAAATAATATTACTAATAGACTTTATCTTGTTGATTCATATGACCAAAATCTAATAGATAAAAATATAAAAATTATAAAAAATTTACCTATTAGAACATTAAAACAATTCAAATATTCACTCCGAAATATTAAAATTATACCAAATTTATTTTATGAAGAATATTATTTATATAAAAAATTACCACCAATTAAATCATAACTCACTGACTTTCAAATTTTCTTTTTTTGTTTCTTTTTTTGTTTCTTTTTTTGTCTTTTTCTGTTTAATAAAATGCTGATTCATATAACCTTGAATATTAAAATAAGTTATTTCGTCATTTTCTTTCACATTTAATAACTCGTTTAATTTATCATCAGGATTAATAAATTTCTTATTTTCCTCGCTTTGTAATTTATTTGTCTTAATATAATTAATTAAATATTGTGTAACATCTGTTCGTGCTACCTCACTACCAAAAGGCTTATTCATAAATTTACATAAACCATCTGAAATCTTTGTTGGTTTAGCAAATCCAGAAGGAGAACGTGTGGTTTTACGTTTACGCTTATCTAACTCCTTTTCTAATTGTTTAATTTCTCTTTTTGTTGATTTCTCTAAATCTTTCACTTGATGCTGTACCATTGATATATAACATTTGAATTCTCCGATTTTCTGTAATACATCATCAAATTGCTTTAAAATATTTGTTAAATTAGTTTTTGACATTTTTATTTATTATAACTATATATTTCTTTAAATTTAAACTTATATAACTATTTAATATCTGTTAAAATTACGTCGAGTAGAAGGACGTTCGTCTAAATTTCGTTTTACTAAATACCATTCTGTATTACCATCACTCTGTGACATAACACTATTAATATTAACAGCATTGTCAGGGCGATTATTAAATTTACGTCCTGTACCACGTTGAGGTTTTCGTGTTCCTTGTGTAGGTGATGTATTAGTTCTCTGCTCATTACGTGTCTCACACATAAGTGTTCCACCGTTTACTCCACGAACATTTTCTGCTTGATATTGATGCTTTTCATTATCAGGAGTAAACAAAATATTAAATGTTACATATTCACCAGCAATCAAATATTTATATTGCTCTTTATCTACTGTAAGCGAATTCCAATGAACAAAAATGTCTTCTCCATCAAAACTACCCGATGTTATTTTAATAAATCCCCAACCGCCCGTCTTCTGAAACCATTTTACACATCCCGAATATGTAGATTCTCCATATTTAGATGTTTTGTTATCGGTAGTCGCCATTGATAAATATTATTATTAATATTTCTTTAAATCTGTTCATAAAATATTATAAAGAATAAATCATATAATATAGTAATTAAAAGTCATGTATGAAAATCTACAACAAATATTATTTGAACAAGTTCTCTCAATTATAGTTTTTAATAAGTGGATTTCCCATAAAGAATTAATATTATTATCAGAAACATCCAAGTTTTTTTATGATTTTTGTCATAATATTCGTTTATCAAATAATCTAGCAAACATTACTATTTATAATATTGATGTTGTTAAAAATAAATTTCCATTATATTTAACAAAATGGAATAATTTAGACTTTGAAATAACATTTTCATATAATACTATAGTTAATTATAAACGTATTGAAAAGAAATTTAATAATATTCTTTCTATATTAAAAAAATATTCTAACATTAAAGGATTAAACATAAGAGAGTTTACACTAATAAATCATATTAATAATATTAATAATTACGAAAATGTTGATTTAAGTTATGATAATTCAATACTAACTGATTTTAATTCTATTAAAAAACATTTTACATTTAATAATTTACATCTTAATAAAATTAATAATTTATCTCTCTCTGGTTGGTATCATTTATTAAGTACACAACCTCTTAATAATTTAAAGTATTTAGATCTTTCTTATTGTGCTGAATTAGTTGATACTTCTTCATTAACAAATATCCATACACTTAATCTTAGTCATTGTCAAAATATTGTTGAAGTTAATCATCTAAAAAACACACACACTCTCTTACTTAATAATTGCCAAAAAATTAATGATGTTTCTGAATTAGGTAATATTCATACGCTTGAATTATCTTCTTGTAATCTCAAAGATATATCTGGTTTAGGTAATAATTATAATCTTAATCTTTGTTTTTGTTATGATATTGAGAAAGTTAATCATTTACATAAAGTACATACGTTAAATTTAAGTGGATGTACTAATGTTAAAGATGTTAGTAAATTAAGTAATATTTATAGTCTTAGTCTTGATGCATGTATTTATATTGAAAATGTAGATAACCTAACTAATAATAAATATTTATATCTTACAGGATGTGATAAAATAAAAAGTCTACCTTCTCTCAAAGAAACTAGATATCTTTCTATCCGTTATAATGACAATATTAATGAAATTACTATTGAAAATAAATTAGAATACATAGATCTCACATGTACAAAGATAAAAAAAATTCATATTAAAAATAATATTCATACATTGATATTAAGCGGATGTAATTATCTTAGCGAATTGAAAAATATAGATAAAATAAATTCATTAGATCTTAGTTTTTTAAAACATACTTTATTTAAAACTAATAATAGTTTTAATTCACAATATGATAATCATCCTTATAGTTGTGTTATTCAATTAGAAGACCTAGCACATATACATACTCTCAATCTTAGTCATTGTCCAAATATTACTGATATTAGTTGTTTATGCAATGTTCATAATCTTAATCTTAGTCATTGTAAAAATATAACTGATGTCTCCGCATTAGATAATGTATATAATTTAGATTTGGCATTTTGTAGTAATATTACAGAAGTAAACTGTTTAAAAAACGTATATAAACTTAATTTAAAATTTTGTAAAAATATTACAGATGTGAGTAAATTAGGAAATATACACAGTCTTGATCTTAGTTATTGTGATAAAATTATACATGTAAATTGTTTAAAAAATGTATACAATTTAAACTTAAGTTACTGTACAAATATTCGTGATGTTAAAAACCTAGGAAATGTACATATATTACAATTAATTAATTGCAATAAAATAAGAGATATTAGTAATTTAAATAATGTCCGTTATTTAGATATTAATTTCTGCTATTCAGTAGAAAATATTAAAGATTTTATTAAAAATAATTATAACCATGTACGGTATTGTTATAAAACTAGGGATAATTTATATCATAATAATATATTATAATTCAAACCATAATAAAGATTAAATATATTATTATATAATCATGGTGCTCATATATAATGATACATATCCATCTGAATCTCAATATAATGATAAATTTCAAAATTATGATTTTGAGGTGGATCATTTTCAAAAATATGCTATTCAAAGCATAGAAGAAAACAAACATGTTCTTATTACAGCCCATACTGGTTCTGGAAAAACATTACCAGCTGAATATGCTATTCAAAAATATTGCAATGCTGGAAAAAAAGTAATTTATACTGCACCAATTAAAAGTTTATCCAATCAAAAATTTAATGAATTTACAAAGAAATTTCCAAATATTACATTCGGTATTTTAACTGGAGATATTAAATTTAATCCTGATGCTCAATGTATTATAATGACAACCGAAATTTTAAGAAATACACTATTTCAAAAAAAAATGAAAACAGATAAAGATATTATGCTTTTTGATATGGACATTGAAAATGAGTTAGGATGTGTTATATTTGACGAAATACATTATATTAATGATGAAGATAGAGGTAAGGTTTGGGAAGAATCTATTATGTTAGTACCTCATCATATTTCATTAGTTATGCTTTCTGCTACAATTGATAATATTCATAAATTTGCAGAATGGATTGAAAAAACAACGGAAAAAGAAGTTGCTATTTGCTCAACAGAAAAACGAATTGTTCCTTTGATACATCAATCATATATTACTGCTCCTAATGTATTACTCAAATATATTCCAAAAGAAAAACACAAAGAATTCAATAATATAATTAATCATCCTCAAACATTAAAGGATTCTAATAATAAATTTTCTGATCGTTCATTTTATAATATTAAAATGGTCAAAGATGCATTATTAAATAATAATGTTTATGTTAAACCTTCTTTTGTATTAAACAATTTTATTAAATATTTAAATGATTCTGACTTACTTCCTGCTATTTGTTTTGTTTTCTCTCGTAAAAATGTTGAAAAATATGCAAATATGATTAATATTAATCTTATTGATAATAGTTATGAGATTGAAAATGAATGTCTCTCTATTATAAAAAAATTACAAAATTATAAAGAATATATAGAAACAGAAGAATACCTTAATATGCTTCATTTACTTAAAAAAGGAGTAGCTATTCATCATTCAGGAGTTATTCCTATTCTTAGAGAAATAGTTGAACTTATGTTCAGCAAAGGACATATTAAAGTTCTTTTTGCTACTGAAACTTTTGCTGTTGGTGTTAATATGCCTACAAAAACAGTTGCGTTTACAAATTTTATGAAATATAGTAGTCGTGGATATCGTTATATTTTACCACACGAATACACACAAATGGCAGGTAGAGCAGGAAGACGTGGTCTTGATAAAATTGGTTATGTAATTCATCTTAGTAATATAATGGAAATACCAGTAATCAATGATTATAAAATAATAACAAATGGAAGACCACAAAGCCTTATTTCAAAATTTAAAATCCATTACAACTTGATTTTACAACTTATTGCTTCAGGAAAAAATATGGAAGAATTTATCAATAACAGTATGATTAATAATGAAATAAATAAAGAATATGATTTAATTAACACTGAATTACTTGAACTTGAAAATAAATATAATAATAAAAAACAATATACTAAACAAACCGATGAATTAAAGTTATATCATAAATTACATAGTGATATTATATACGCAAAAAATAAAGAAAATAGACGTATACGTAGTCAAATTAATAATTATGATTATCTAAAGAAAGATTATGAAAAATATAAAGAATTAATAAAATTAGAAGAAAATATCAATAATAAAAAAACAACACTTATAAATATTAAAAATTATATTACAGACACAAATACATTAATTAAAAATATTCTACTTGATAATAATTTTATTGAATATAAAGATGATCAAGAACAAGTTACAATTAAAGGAATGATTGCTTCTCATATTCAAGAAGTTCATAGTCTAGCGTTAAGTGACATATTAACCGTTAATTTTCTTCAAGAACTCACACCAGAAGAAATAGCAGGATATTTAAGTATATTTACTCATATTGTAGTAAATGAAGAAAATGATATTCAACTAAACAATATTAAAAATCAATCATTATATTATGCTCTTAATTACACATATAATAAAATGATATATTATGAAGAATTAGAAGAAAAACATCATTTAGATAAAGTATGTGAATACAGAACACATTATAATCTTTGTGATATTATGATAGATTGGTGTAGGGCAGAAAATGAGAATGATTGTAAAGCTGTATATTTTAAATTAAAGGAAAAAAAAATCTTTGTTGGAGAATTTATCAAAGCAATTCTTAAAATCAATAATATTATAAATGAAATTGAAAAAATATGTAATATTACTAATAACATTGAATTATTACAAAAAATAAATGAAATTCCAAAATTAACTCTTAAAAATATTGTTACAAATCAATCTTTATATTTGTAATTCTATTCTAACTTTTCTTTTTAATTGTTCTTTATCTTGAAACAAATATAATTTAAAATTATGTTCAGTATAATCAGATATTTCTTTATAAGTTATTAATTTACTTACTAATTTCAACTCTTTTAAAAATACAACGTATTGAAATAAACCATCTTTACGTTGTATTTTATCAAAAACACAACCTGAATATATCGTTTCTAATAAATATGGTATTTGTATTAATTTGGTTAATAACTCACAATCATTTTGTACTTTTCTAATTGAGCGCATGGTTAAATTTATATAATCAATCATATCATCTTTAATCCATTCATGATAAAATAATTTTGATTTATCATTAAACGATAATATATTTAAATTATCCTGTAATTGCAATAAATTCAATAAATCTACTAACCGTCTAATTGGTGAGGTTATATGTATATATTCATTAAATTTCATTATGTCATGATGATGATCATCTTCTACCTTTACATATTTACTACCATTACCATACCAAGTTTTCAAAAACTTTTTTAGTTCATCTGATATACCATCGGGTATATAATAATCATTATTATATTTAAAAGAACGGAATAATCCATTATTATATTTTAAAAACTCCTTAGCAGATAAATAATTCATTAATACCATAAGATAATTAATTACATCATGACTACTATGAATATGGTCTAAATAATAATTTTGTTTATTCATTAATTTAACTATTATAAATAACTTCTTATACTCCGAATTATTTAATAAATCTTTTTCTTCATATGCAAAATTTCTCTTTACTTTTATAGATGTATTCAAATACTTTTTTTCTATTATTACACCATTTTCATCTAAATATATATCCATTGTAAATGCAAATCTAATAGTATTTTCATTTAAACTACATAAAACATCTGATAAAATAGTAGGTAACATTGGACGCTTACGATCCGGCAAATATATTGTAGAAATACGCTTTGAAAACGAATTCCATAAATTCATAATATTCATCCATAATGATACATTCGCAATATATATACTTAACAATACTGTATTATCATTTAAGGTTCTTATACTAAATGCATCATCATAATCCTTACTTGTTTTTGGATCTATAGTATATACATTCCAAGATTCTCTATTTTCTATCTTATTTGCTTCTTTAATTAAATGAATATATGTTTCTTCAGATTTATTCTTTAACGCTTTCATTGTTTCTTTATTAAAATTCTGTATTGATGCATATAAACTTTTACAATATAATTGATATTCATAAAAATTTCCTAATTTATCAACATCACCAATAGAATTAATAAGTTCTCCAATGGGATGTTTGTCATTCCAATGTTTAAATTTAAATATAACATATTTGTTAATTGCCTTCTTACTAAACTTTTCCTTTTTATTATATGTAATTAAAAATACGGGTAGTCGTCTATCATCAGGAATACATTGATAATAAAATTTATTATCTACTTTTCCATATGTGGTTTTAGTATCCAAAACTAATACACCTAATAACATATCTGTATTTCGCACTGTTGAATGTTTAATATGAATTTCTGTTCCATTCATATTAAATACATCTTGATTAAATAACTTTGTTTTATAAGGATCTATCTCTGGATTATCCACATCTTCAAAATTTAAATAGTTGATTATTTTCCATACTTTATATTTTCTATCATCAACAATAATTTTTAAACTCATTATTATGTTATTACATACTTAAATTTTAAATATTCTATTCAATTTTCTTTAATTTTGGTTTTACATTTTGTTTTTGTAATATTTGTCTTATTGTGTCAGGTAAATTAGATAATGAACTAAAATAAGTTTCATAATGACTAATAAATAATATTGTATTTCTCTCCATTTTTATTGAATAAGACCAATATGGAGGTATAAAAATTATTTCCCCTTTAGTTAATTTTATATCTATGCTGCTACAATTTTCTATATTAACTTCCGAAAATGGATTTATCTTTGAATAAAAATCTAATGATGTATAATCTTTAATTATATTTAAGTATTTGGCACTTTTAGGATTAAATAATTTAATTGTACACTCACCCTCTGTAACATAATAATAATTTCTATAATTATTTTTATATTTTAATGTTGTTACTAAATCTTTCTCTCCATAAATAATATCATATTCACTTTTTAAAATAAGAGGAGGTTTTAAAAAAGACATTGATGGTAATTTGGATAATATATTTATTTCATCTAAAAATGATTCATTCTTTTCACTATAATAATTATGACTTGCATCTTTAATAAAAAGATCATGAGCTTGTGATAATTTCATTGGTAATACCATACTCTCTTCTGCCTTTTTAACATTAATATTATAATTACCATACTCTTTAATAAAATTCTCTTCATTAAAGTTTTTTAATAATTCGTTATTTTGATATAAAAATTTAAATGGTTGTTTTAAATTACAAATTTTCTCAAACCTTTCTTTACTTACTTCATCGGTAATATTGAAACATTCTAAATCATTATTTACTTTGGTATGATAATATACATGTAAATATACTAGTAATATTAAACAAAAAATAGCAATACTTAAAATAATATTTAACATTTAAAATAATATATAATATTTTTTATTATTTTAAACCTAAAAAGTTAATCTTTAATAACAGGAGCTACCCAGAATTGAATACTTGAATTATCATCTAATGAATAAGTAAGATGAATTGGTAGTTCTCTACTTAATCCAATCTTTGTTAGATTTGCAATTTTTGAAAAATTAGTAATCCGTTGCATTAATTTTATATCAAATGTCTCATTAACTACTGTATTTTCTTCTATACTATACTCATCTAAATCAGTAATATCTATATTTACTTTCATTACTGTATTATTTAAACTCTCCGAATTACATAATACAATAGTTTCATCATCACAAGTAAATGTTACCTTATTACCAAATGATGATAACTGGTCTATAAGTTTCTTTAATAATACAGATTCTATTGTTATATCTAATTGATATTCTGTATCATGGATTTCTAATGTATCGTAATCATAATCAAATATAACAGTCTCAAAATGTTTTTCAATTGCTTTACATTTCTCTCCATTAATGAATGAAATATTAATTTTATCTGTTTCATTCTCATAATTAAAAGTTATCTGTTGTTGATCTTGATAACAACTAAGAATTTTTGTTAATATAGATAATTTAATTCCAATGTTTACTGTTTCATCACACTTAAATTCAGAAAACCAGTCTGACATTAATTTTAATTCAACTAAACAAATATGAGAATCATCCATACATTGAACATATAAATGGTCTTCTTCAAATGTCATATTGATTTCATCAATAACATTACTGAGTATACTAATAATATTATTAAAATTTTTGCATTTTTCAGTGGTATTAATATTGAAATGAGCCATTTTTATTGTAATTAATATTATTGTCTATTTATTTAATACTAAATCAATTTTTATTATTTTATATACCTAATTTTATTACTATAATAATAATAATAAAATATTATTTACTAAATATATACCAATGGAATATATTTTTACATTTGTTTGTAGTATAGATACTAAACTATTAAAAAAAATAAAAAATATTGATACAAAGGTATTAATATCTAAAGATAAGGATGTTTACTATTTTAAAAACATAAATCAAGTTAAAAAATATATTTATGAAAAAAATATAGTTTTTATAGAGAGAGAAGATAAAAAAAATATAGGATATTTTGGGTATAAAATTTGTGATAATACATGTTCCATAGGTCCTATTCATGTAAAGAATAAATATAAATCAAATGTAAATAAGTATTTTAACTTATTTATAGATGATATTATAAATGAATATAATATCAGATATATTATTTTATATTTGTCTCCATTAATGATTAATGAAATTCTTTTTTTTCAAACTCTTGGATTTAAATATAATACTGAATATCAAAATGGACAATGTATTACTATGATTAAAGATTTATTCTTCGTTTAATTATGTTTCTTCTTCACTTGTTTCTTCAACATCATTTGTTTCTTCTTTATTTATTGGTTCTATCTGTGTTGATTTTTCTTCAATATCTAAAGTAATCTTCTCCTTTTCTTCAACAGCAGTTTTAAATCTTAATAATTCTAAAGTTAATTCTAAAATAAGTTTTTCATTTCTCGCTACTTTATCATTTAATTCTTTGATAACAGTATGAAAATCTTTTATAGCATTCTCAGTCATTGTTAATCCATTCTTTAAATTTTCAACATTCTCATTCGTTTTTTCCTGTTCTTTTTCCTTCTCCTGGTCCTGTTTCTTTTCTACAAAAGTTACAGATTTTTCATTTTTATTGTTTTCTTTACTTTCATCACTCTTAGTAGTATTATTACTCAATCCTTCCTTTAAATGATGTTCTATATTTGTTAGTCTAATTTCATGACGTTCTAAGATAGCCATTGGAGATACTCGTTTTCCTGCCATTAAATTAAATACTTAATTTTTTTTCTGATTATATACGCATATTCATTTTTATTGTTGGATGAAATTTATAATCAATTATTTCAAAATCTTCTAAAACATAATCATTTATATTTTCTCTCTTTCGCAAAATATTTAATTTAGGAAACTCATAAGGAATTCTTTCTATTTGTTTTTTTAATACATCTACATGATCATCATAAATATGAGCGTTTCCTATATGATAATTAAAACTTTCCACTTCTAAATCACAATGTTTCGCTATTAAATAAGTTAGAAAACTATAAGAAGCAATATTGAATGGAACCCCTAAACCTATATCTCCACTTCGTTGATACATAGATGCACTTAACCGATTTCCTTTTGTTACATTAAATTGTACCAAAATATGACAAGGGGGTAAAGCCATTTCATTTATTTGATATGGGTTCCATGCTGATAACACTAATCTCCGAGACGTTCTCTCTTTTGGATCCTTTAAATTATTTATTATATATTGTAATTGATCAAATCCTTGTCCTGAATAATCTGTATGACAATCTGTATATTTCGCATTAAAAAATCTCCATTGATGACCATAAACCGGTCCTAAATCATTTTCCTTTAAATGTTGTAAGTTACGAGAATCTAAAAATTCACGACTAGCATTTCCTTTCCAAATATTACACTTCTGTTCCATTAAAATAGTATTATCTGTTTGTCCTTTAACAAACCATAATAATTCTTTAAGACATGTTTTCCATGCTACCTTCTTTGTAGTAAGCAATGGTATTGTATTATTCTTTAAATCAAAATACATAGATGCTCCAATAACAGTATATGTTATTCCATTTCTTCCTTCCTCTAAACTACCTTCTTGAATAATATCACGTATTAAATCAAGATACTGCATTTCATACTTGTTGTTTTTATTATCATCATAATAGGAATTTATCAAGTTCTTTAGCATAATAATAATATTAAACCTATATATTTTAATTTCTTTTTATAAAACATATGGAAGTTATCAATGAAATAGATATTGAAACACCTCAACCAAAAACATTTACATCACATGTTTTAAATTTTGACGATAATACAAAAAATACACTTTTTAATATTGCTCAATATGTTGTTTTAGCTATTATCCCAATTGTTATTCTTAACAAATCTATTCAAAGCTTATTTGATGAACCCAATGAATCAAAAAGCAATTTAGAAATACTTACTGAAGTTGTTCTTCAACTTCTAATCATCTTTACTAGTTTAGTTTTTATTCATAGAACTATTAGTTATATTCCAACATTCTCTAAAACATCTTATCCAGAAATTAATAGTTTCTCTACTATTTTACCTATTCTTGTTATTCTTCTTAGTTTACAAACTAAAGTTGGACAAAAAACAAACATCTTATTTGAAAGATTAAAAGACTATTACTATGGTACTCCTACTAGTGTACCTACACCTAAAAAAACTGATCCTACTATGTTACCTCCAACTCTTCCAACACGTCCAGAACAACCCATGCCTGACTATATCACATCTAATCAACTTTTAACTGATGACCATATGCCAGGACAAATTCCTCATGCAACTACACAAAATATACATTCTATATCAGGATCTCATAATACATCATCAAATCAATCCCAACAACCTAACTTTAATCAAATGTTTCAACATAATAATGGTAATATGGGAACTACAAGTATTAATAATATTGAACCATTTTCTATGGGAGGAAACAGTATTGGTGGAGCTCCATTTTAATCTTATTAAATTTATATTAAATAAAATTTAATAAAATATATTATTAAATGGATATTAATAATATTATTACAGCATTAGATAATGATAATAATTATTCAGTAGCGAATCTTTCAAAAGCAAAAATTAAATGTATTAATAATGATATACTGCAAAAATTACAACTCCCAAAAGAAACGCTGAAAAGTTATAATGAAAAATTAAAAAATTATAGATATATTGATGACATTAATAACATTAATATGTTTTCATACATTCGCTATATTAAACTGAATGATCCAAATAATCTAACATTAAAAAATCCCTGTAAATTATATGGAATTATAGAAAAAAAAGATAAAATTTCATTAAAATGTTCCATTGCCAATAAAATATTTTTTTGTATTAACTATAATGAATATCTTGTTTTTCAAAAATTAAGTCAACAAGAAGAAATAATATTGAGTATTGTTGATTATTTAGATAAATAAATTATTACTAAATTATATGTATGACAAAAAAAGTCGTAGTATTTGACTTAGACAAAACATTGGGTTACTTTAGTCAATTAAACTGTATTTGGGAAATCTTAACACAACTTTGTGATTCATATAGAGAAAAAGATTTTTATGATTTATTTAACCTATTTCCTGAATATAAAAGAACAAATATAATGACTATCTTAACCTATCTTAAAAAGAAAAAAGAAGAACAGATACTTGATAAAGTAATGATTTATACTAATAATAATAGCAATAAAAAATGGGTTCTCATGATAAAAAGATATTTTGAATATAAATTAAATTATAAACTTTTTGACCGTATTATTGCCTGTTTTAAATTAAACGGTCAAATTATTGAACCTTGTAGAACTACTTATGAAAAAACATATGACGATTTTATTTCTTGTTCTAAATTAAATAATAATATTAAAATTTGTTTTATAGATGATTTATTACATGAACAAATGATTCACGATCAAGTATATTATATTCATATTTCACCTTACATTCATCAATTACCTATATCAACAATATTAAAACGTATAAATTACAGTCCATTTGCAGAGAATATTAATATTAATGAGTTTAAAATTAATCTTGAATTAACACTAAATCGTTATCATCTTGATGAAGTTATTAATCATACTGATAAACATTCTACAGCACAATTAATGAAACATTTACAATCCTTTTTAAAATCATCTTCATCCCCAGCCCCATCATCCAAAAAAAATACAAAAAAGAAATATAATAAAAAAAATAATAAAGGCACTAAGAAAGTATACGATTCTTAGTATCTGATACTTTATTTAAAATAGCTGTTAATGATGTTGATAATAGTAACATGATTCCAGCATCAAACGCTACATCCTTATGAAAATTAGTAATATTTTGTTTATATAGTGGATTATAATAATATATTAAAATTACTGATATAATTACCTTTAAAAAAAATTGTACATCATCTAAATAATTCGGTGCATTTTTCCATATATTAAAATATATCGCAAAATATAAAAAATACATAAAATATTTCAAAAACTTAACTATATACTCTGAATAATTCATGACTATATAATTACTTTACATTTTTATAAATATCTAAAGTTCGTGCACTAGCATCCGTTGCATTTACATATTTCGGCATCCAGAAATAAGGTATAATATGACTTCTATTAGAATAATGCTTTTCAAATATATATCGATAATAATATTGCTCTTTAGTTTGTGGACAATTAAATTCATAATTGATACCATTGTCTATATTTAATGTTTCTATATATTCTTGAATTATTTGAAACCAGGAACGTGTTTGCTTACTTACTCCATCACTAAATGCTTCCTTCTTTCTAAATAATACTTTATTTGGTAAATAACCTATAAAAGCATTTCTTAATAAATTCTTTTCCATTACTTTATTATTATTATGATTTCTAATATGTGATGGTATAGATAAATATGTAGTCACAAATGATTTATCTAAAAATGGTGTTCTAGCTTCTAATCCATGAGCTGCTATACAACGATCTGAACGTAACACATCAAATAAATGTATATTACTTAATAAACGTTTACATTCCTTATCAAATTCTATACTATCTGGTGCCTTATGAAAATATAAATATCCTCCTGTTATTTCATCAGAACCATCTCCATTAAAAATAACCTTCGCATCACTATGCTCTTTGATATATTTAGCAACCAAATAGTTTCCTACACTTGCTCTTATTGATGTTGTATCATAACTTTCTATCATTTTTATCACTTCCGGAATAACATTAAGAAAATCCTCTTCACTCACAATAATCTCATTATGAGTTGTATTCAAATACTCCGAAACTTGTTTTGCGTATTTTAAATCTTCTGAACCTTCTAATCCAATACTATAAGTTTGTAATGATGGATAATATTTAGATACTAAACTTGTAATTAAACTACTATCCAAACCACCTGATAATAAACATGCTATGGGTCTATCACTTGTATCTATTCGCTTTCTTACCGCTTCTATTAATGTATTTCTAATAAGCGATAATATATTATGTCTATCTTTTAACGAATAATTTATAACATAACCCTTAAAATAATCAATACTATATTGATAACATTCATCTTTATAATAAGAATATATTCCTGGTTTAAAAACATAGCATTTCTCAAACAAATGATGTATCATCTTTAATTCTGACGCAAATCCATAATTACATTCATTATTACTATAACCATAAAATAATGGTCTTACTCCATAAAATAATGGTCTTACTCCATATAAATCCCGTGCAACATATATTTCTGATGTATCCTTATCATATAATATAAAAGCAAAAACACCATCTAACATTTCAATTGTCTGATCTATTCCATATCGCTTATATAAATGAATAATTACTTCACAATCTGAATGAGTCTCAGAAGTAATATTCATTAATTCATATAATTCTTTATAATTATATATTTCACCATTACATATGAGCTCAATATTATTAATTGCAAGTGGTTGATGAGACCCTGTATCTAATCCATTAATAGCTAAACGATGAAAACCAAAAATTATATTATCTGTTACTTGTTTTAATTTAGAATATTCGGGACCACGTTCCTTACCTTTATTAAATGATGTCTCTATTTTATTATTGATTTTTAAGTTGCCCAATAATGCAAATATCCCACACATGCTTTATTATATATCAAGGTTAAATATTTTTATATTTTTATATTTTTATATTATAATAATATAATGAATAGTGTATCTTATTGTCAATTAGAACGTACAGAGGAATTAAATAAACGAATTTTAAATAGAACTAATCCTAGTCAACAACTTCAAATGAATTTCTCTCCTCGTAGTGTTCCTACTCGTTATGTTAAATTTCCTATTCTAGATTGTAGAATGCCAGCTAAAACTCCTATCGTTAAACGATCAGAATATAATATGTCTACTATGTTTAATCCTGGTACAGATTCTCCGTATGCTGGTTATGCAAATGAAATTGATATTGAATCTAATTTAGATAATCTTTTCTTTCCGGATCAACGTGCCGCCCAAAGTAAATATATACCTGATTCAAGCAGTGATTTATATCAATATTCTATACCTTCAGCTCCTTGCAATAATCCTCATCCCTTTATTTCCAAAACAGAATCTTTCTCTCCATTTGATCCTAATGAATGTAATTTAGGAAATGAACAATTCTTTAATTTTACTAGACAACAAGTTAAAAATTTAAAAATTTAATTATTATTAAATGATAATGGATATATCATTTAATACAATCGGTTATTTAATAAATACAAATTATCAAAATAAACTCATATCTAAACAAGAAAAACCTAATGTTAAACAACAATATATAAAAGATTTGAAATTTTATAAAAAACGAATTTTTGATATTACAAAAAAACTATTAAAACACGAAAAAATTAATAATACAATTGATAGTATATTTGAAGACTATTGTAAAACATTAATAGAATTTTTTAAAATGACAGATACTAAAGATATTATACAACAAGAATATAAACAACAAAAAAACGTTTCGTTTCAACTTAATAAAACAGAAGAAGAAATAGACGATAATATCATTACAAATATAGCTAATGATGATTTTAATAATCTGATTATGAAACAAAATAAAAAAAATATTACTATAGAACAATCAATGAATATTATAAAACATAAAAAAACAAGCAAACCACAATTCATTCCAAAACAAAAAAATATTAATTTAAAAGATAGTCAACTAAAATATAAAGGGATAAAAAAAGAAAAAGAAAAATAAAAAGAAAAATATAAACAATAAATATACAAAAGATATGCCAAAAAAATATATTAAAGAATCATGTGCACCAAATAAGAATAAGAATAATAGTAATTTTACATGTTATAGTGAAGAAGCCTTATTAAACATGAAAAATATATGGAATAAAAAACATCCCGATATACATATTCAATCTAATAATCCTAAGGAAATCTGGAATAATTTTAAATTTCTTATGAATAACACATGCAATAAAGAATCATGTTGGTTAAAACAAGAATTTATTAAACATAACTTAGATAAAAACTTATTAAATTATACGTTTGCACCTACCTCTCCATCATCATGGAAATCTAATCCAAATCAATGGTTAACTAGTTTAGATATTATTAAAGTAATGACACAATATGAACATAGTTATCCATATTTCTCCTTTATAGGACCTTCACCTATTGATTATGATTCAAAAGATTCATATTCTAACGATATATGTGTGTGGAATGAACTTTGTCATTTTAATTTACTTGATTTTTATAAAAAAAATAAATGTAAAATCGGAATCATATTTAATTTAGATAAACATACATTACCTGGTTCCCATTGGGTATCCCTTTTTATTGATACCAAGAAAAAATATATCTACTACTTTGATAGCACAGGATATTCTATACCTCCACAAATAAAAAAATTAGTAAATAATATTAAAAAACAAGCATCAGATATGAAAGAAAAATATACTTTAAAAATAAATACAAAACAACATCAAAAAGGCGATTCTGAATGTGGAATATATTGTCTCTTCTTTATTATTGAAATGTTAAAAAACAAAGACTTCAAATACTTTTTAAATCAAGACATCACTGATAAAACAATAGAAAAATTTAGAAATATATATTTTAATAATCATTAATATAAAAATACATTATATATTTGTATATGAATGATTTTTATTCACAAGAAAATAAAACCCTTGTTTATGAAATACTCAATAACTTATCAGAAACTAAATTCCATAATAAATTAAGTTCATTTATAGATGATAATGATATTGATAGTTTTATTGCTAATATCGGTGTTCAATATCATGATAATTCATTAACAGAGAAAAATAAAAAACTTATCATTGAAGTACATAATTATATTAATAATAAATTAACATATTCATTTGATGATAATAATAGTAAGTTTTCTAATTATTCATCACATATAACATCTAATTATTCTACGTCTTTTAACAACTCCTTTTTAAATCAACAAGAAACTAAATTAAATGATAAATATAAAGAAGTAGAAAATAACTATAATAAAGCGTTACAAAATAGAGAATTACATAATATTAATAAACCAAAAGAAATATCTTTCGAAAAAGAAGACAATACTCTTTATGAAAATACTTCTGAAAAATATGATATTGCATTAGACACAAGAGAAAAAGAATTAAAAGATATTCATGAACTACAAAAAAATGAAAATATAAAAAAATTTAGTGATCTAAATGAAAAATCACACCCAAGTATTAAAATATTAGATGATGTTTCCATGGATAATAATAAAAAACATGTTACATTTAATGACATTAATGCTAATGCTAATGCTAATGCTAATGCTAATGATAATGATAACAATAACAATAACAATCCTATTTATATTAGTCCAAACGAAACAACATTAACTCACTATACAAATATATGCAATGAATTATATGATAACTCTATCATTTTTAATAATATATTAAATATTGGAAAAAAAATGTATATCAATAATCTTACTCTTTACAATAAAATATATAAAATTACTAATAATTATGGTTTCACTAAAACTAAAGAACTAAAAGATATTCCTTATTTAATTATTGATATTTATATTAATAATAAATTTGTTAATAAATTTCATTTCTTTCAATATAAAATTATTAAAAATACAATCTATTACCAATGTCATAATACTATCTATTACGACGATCTTATTACAAAATTAGAATTTAAAATTTGCGATAATTATAATTATCCATTAGAACAAGAACATACATTAAAAATGCTTACCTTAATTAATGGTCCTTCATTTAAAAACACTAACAAAGAATTAAAAAAACTTACCGAACCTGATTTATTTTTTATTTATTTTGACCAAAATGAAAATTCTATTGATATGGAAGACACATTAGAAATCAATGATATCCTATATCCCATTTTATCATTGTGTAAAATTAAAATACAAAGTCTTGATTTAATGACTATTGAAGATACAAATCAAAATAGTAATTATAATTGTGCTATTATTAAATTAGATAAAGAAATCCAAATAAATAATAAAATTAAAATTATTAACCGTCGTTCTATTCTCTCTCTTACTATATTTTCTTAAGGACATATTTCCCTTCTTTTTTTATAAGTTTACCTATCAAAATAGGAGTTGCTAATGCATTCTGTATCACTTTTATATAACTATCATAATCATATACTTCTTTTGTTTCCTTCCTATAAGCATATTTCTTTCCCTCTATTTTTACTTCTACTGCTTTCCATATTACTTCCTTTTTATTAATATCACTAATATTATCTTTTTCATCAGTTGATAATGATGGTTTATATGAAAACTTATCTGGTCCAACACTTCCAAATGACAAACATACTAATCCTTCCTTCTCATTGTTTTTCGCATATATTGAACAATCTATTGATGTTTCCTTAATAGACTTTAATATCTGTTTATTTATATTTCCTTTAATTGTAGATATTTCATATAAAAACTCATCACTCGTTAATGGCGTCTTCTTATCCATTTTACTCTTATCTTGTAATCTTAATTCTATAGAACTATCACTATCTAATTGTTTTTCAGAAAATGTCATTAAATATAAATATACTCGCACATTTCTCTCGGGTTCTAATAAATTATTATGACTACAAATACGACGAGCACGTCCGATTACCTGTTCTATACGTACCGGATGCCAATATGGTTCTATTATATGAACATATCTTACATTCATTAAATTAATTCCCTCTGACCCCGCTGCTGTTATCATAAGTATTTTTATTAATTCCCCATAATTGTTATTTTTTGCTGTTTCTTTTAATTGTTTAGCAATAGTATTTGGAACATTTTCCCACGTACCATTAAATATATTACGTATAATTTCTTTTTCTTCTACTGTTTCTGTTCCTGTATAAAGAGCAAATTTCGGTTTATTAACATCTTTTTTCTTAATATTAAGTGTCCATTCTTTATTTGCTAATCGCTTTATTTTAAACTCTGCAAATCCATTGACTTCTAATACTAATTTCAATATACCAATTCCTTCAAGTGTTCTAAACTGCGAATAAATTAAATTTAATCCTTTATTTTCTGGATTTTTTATATTTTCTAATATACGTAAAAATTTAGGTGAATAAGTTTCTAATGCTTCTGGATTCAAATAAGTTTTGTCTTCTTTCTTTAATAATTTAATTGCATTGTTAATACGTTTTTCATATGTATCATCTGTTTTATCTTTTAATTCTTCTTCTACAGCTTTTAATTCATCTAATGTAAATCTTCCATCTACATTATCTATTCTATCTTTTAAAGATACAATATCTAGTGTTTCTTCATCTATATTCTCATCTATATTACTCTTAATATCCTTCTTTGCATCTGGTAAAGGTCTCTCTATATCACGTGGAAATACAAAATTACAAAATGCTCTTGAAAAAATACGATATGTTGATACCGTTTCAGAATACATTTCTCCCTCTTTTGGTTTCTTCTTTTTCTTCTTCGATAAACGCTCTAATTTTCTCTCTTGAACACGCGCATTCTCATAAACTCCAAACTGATAATCACTCATTTCAATATTTTCTACTATAAAATCTTCTTCCTCATCATATTTAGGTAATAATTGTTCTTCTCCACTTCTATAATATGACGTTAATCCCATTATCCGTCTTTTAAATAAATTGGTATTTGTAAGATTTCCACTGTCTATCTTCACAAATAAATTTAAAAAATCATCTAATTTATCTGGTAATGCTTTGAAATTTTCAACACGAATACCCGCCTGTAATATGTCTATATCATTCTTATTTAATATTCTTTGAACGATTTTGATAAAATCATCATCACTCATATTACCTTTATCATCTACATGTACACCTTCATACAAGTCATCTTTTATATCAGATACATATCCAAATGGATTTCGCGTTATTACTAACATTTTTAATGATGGTTTATAATCAATATAATCTACTAATCCTATCTTTTCTAAAATACTTTTTATATTTTCATTATTCATTTTACGTGAAGTTTTTATATTTAATGGTATGTGATACGTTTTGATATATCCACGTAATATATTAAATAAAACACCTATTTCATTGGGATAATTAATAATTGGTGTTCCTGTTAAAAACACAATACGACATTGCTTGGCACTCAGTAAATATTCATATAGGTCTACCCACAATGAGTTCTTGCTACTTAATTTATTTACAATACGACCAACAAAATTATGTGCTTCATCTATTATTACAACTGCATTATCAAATGGATTTTTTTTGTTTTTTGTTAAACTCTTTAAATGACTCTTTCTTAAACCATTGTAATTTATAAAATTATATTTTGCACTTATCATTTCATCTATTTGTTTATCTAAACTATTTTTTTCATCTTGAGATAATACTTCATAATTTGGTTTCTTGTTTATATTAATAAACCATGCTCCACCATTTTTCTCTATTATAGTTACAGGAAGTGATAATATATTAGCTAATACGGGTATAGTTTCCGGCTTATTTACAACTGATATAAATTCCCAATATTGACTCTTTCTATATAATATATCACCACATTTCTTTATTTCTGATATATAATTACTTCTTAATGATGCTGGTGTCATAATAATAACTTGTTGATTATTCTTAATACCTTCAGCAATAGCTATAGAAGAACACGTTTTCCCTGATCCTAACCCGTGATATAATAATAATCCTCTGTATGGACTATATATATTTATATAATCACGCACTATTTTTTGATTAATAAGTAATTGAAATTCCTTATTTTTATTATCACTATCACATGTATATTTGTCCTTTTTACTTATTAAATCTTCTTTATAGGGTTCAAATAATGAATTGATAAAATTAACAAATATCTCTCGGTTATTCAAATAATATTGTGATGATTTAATTGTAATATCTCTCCGTTTTGGTATTCTTGTTAATAAATCTTCTCCAAAACTAACAGATGTTACTGGAATATCTAAAACTTCAATAATTGATGGTTTTAAAAGCACTGATGATTTTTCTGTTCTTACTTTTGGTTCAACTGATACTTTTATTGGTCGTTTAACCTTTATTTTAGTTGGTATAGTTTGTGGAATTTCTTGTTGTGATTCGTCTATTAATACTTCTATTTGTGGCGTTGATACAATTGATGCTTTTTTATCTTTTTCAACTATTGATAGTTCTTTCAATGGCTCTTTTGATTTAATTCTTTTTAATAAAGATTCTCTATTATAACCGCTAGTTGTTTTATCTATCAATAAAGTAGATATTTCTACCGGTTGCTCCAGTAAAGATATTCTTACTATCTCTTCTTTTTGAGGAACCGGCTTCTTTTTTAATTTTTCTAAAAGAAAGACTGACATTATCTATAATTAAAATATATATTATAATTTAACAAATTATATCTAATGCCATTTGACAAGCTAATTGTTCTGCCTTCTTTTTTATCTTATGTTTTCCTTCTCCAAAAAATATAAAACATTCATCATGCTCTAATAAATATTCATCTATTCCTATAAAATTTTTAAAATTACTGAATTTCTTTGCATCTTCATGCTTCATATTTGCTTCATAATATCCTATACATAAATATACTCCCATGTGAAATCCTTCTTCATCATTATAATCTATTTCTTTATAAACCGGCGTTACTTTATAATGCTTCTGTATCTTCACTTGGAAAATATTCTTATAATTGTCATCTGTATTTATTAATTCTATCCAATCTATATGCGTTTCAAAAACATTCTCTATAAATGTTTGTGCCATTTGAAAACCCGGTCCTGTTTTAAATATACTCTCAAACCACCCCTCTTCATCCTTTATTGATATTTTATTGAAATCTAAAAATAAAGCCCCTAAAAATGCCTCAAATAAACATCCTAACTTCTTAAAATTTGTTCGTGTCTTTTTCTCTTCTGCATGTTTTGATACTACATACCACTTATGTAAACCCATATCATAAGCTATTCGTCCTATAGTCTCATTCTTTACTATGGCTATTTTCTTTTCCGTCATAAATCCTTCATTCTCTTTTGGAAAACGTCTATATAAATAATATTTGGTTATACACTCTAATACACCATCACCTAAAAATTCTAAACGCTCATTTGATTTCGTCTTTAATGATAAACAATTAAATGGCTTATCCACTATTTGTATTCTATTTTGCTCATTCTCTAATTGTGGTCGTTTTACATAAGACTTATGAATAAAAGCACGCTTATATAAATTTAAATTATGTATCTTACTTTTAATTCCATACTTCTTCAATATAGATTCAACTATTCCTTGTTCCATTTCCTTATTATTTTCATTATATGGATTGAATATTAATTCATCAGTTGATGAATCCTTCTTTATATCACCTTCTTGAATTAATGATTTTAATGTATCTGTATTAAAATCCATACTCTGTTATAGTTTATTTTTATCTGTTTAATATTGTTAAAAATTAATATTAAACAGATTTTTAGTATTTATATTAATGAAATTTATTATTGATTGTAGAGAAAAAAAAATCATTTCTCTCTTTAAACCTTACTTAGATATGTATGATTTGTCATTTGAATATGAAATTGCACAATTAGATATTGGTGATATGATTCTTAAAGATAATAGTGATAATGACCTTTTAATCATTGAAAGAAAAACTATTAATGATCTAGCTTCTAGTATTATTGATGGACGTTATAATGAACAATCTTTTCGTCTTAATGCACTTCCTATTCATAATCATAATATTATTTATTTAATTGAAGGGAATATTAATCACTTTAAAGAGAGAAACACAATTAAGAAAAAAACTTTATATTCCACATTATTTAAATTACAATATTATAAAGGATTTAGTGTTGCTAGAACAATTGATATACAAGAAACTATTGAATATATTATTCGAATGTTGGATAAAATAAATAGAGAGAAATCTATAGAAGGTTATTATAATGGAAATATTTGTCAAGAAATAGATTACACTCAATTCGTAAAAAAAGAAAAAAAATCCAATATTACAAATAAAAATATTAATTACCTGATGTTATCTCAAATTCCCGGTATTAGTGTAACCACAGCAAAAAACATATTAAATAATATGACCCTTCACGATTTTATAACTAAAATTAAAAATGAAGAAAAATACTTAGAAAAAGTTGAATATATCGGAAACAATGGCAAATTAAAAAAAATTCCAAAAAATATTATTCAATCTTTATATATATTTTTGAAATAATAAAGTATTTTAGTTATATATAATGGCGCTCTCCATAACTAATTGGAATGATTATAAAAATATTGGAGAAAACTGGAATGATGGTAGCGGGAATGTTACTTTAACTAATAGTATCTCTATTGATATTGCTGATTTAGAAGTTGCTAACCCACTTTTTCAAGGATTTAATCAAACTTTTGATTTTAATAATAAAACTATTGATATTTCTAATACAACACAAACTGATTTATCTAATGCACTTATTTCAGATCTTAGCGGTGGATTTTTAAAAGGACCATTAATTTAGACGTTAGTGGAATTTCTTTAATACATACTTCAAATGCTATTCTTGTAGGAAATAAATCAGCAACAAGATATCCATGGGGAGATATTAGCGGTGTTACTACTAATTTATCAAAGTGTACTATTCCTACTCATGGTGGTTATATATGTCCACAATATTTTTCAAAAGACCTTTTACAAGATCAAAGTTCTAATATTACAAATATTATAAATAACAATATTTTAG